TACCAAGACTCTTTGCATAATGACGTTCTGTGTATCTAACTTTTGCAAGTTGGTAGAACCAATTAAATAATTCATAGTTAACGTAATCAATAACTTGTACAAGTTCATTAAGGCGCAAAAATGACTGGTCTATTAAAGCCAGTCGTCCTCCACGTGTTTCTTGTCCCTCTCTAATTCCTTTAAATGCAGATGATGCCGCCATGATGTCATCAATTTCTCTACGAGAATCTTCCATGTTAGCAACAACAAAAGCTGGAAGTGCTGGTCCAGTTTCACGTTGAACACCTTGCACAGCCCCTTTACCCCAAATAATTCCCTCTGTTTCAAATCGCATACGCTGTGCATCTGCTTTATCCATAACAGTACTATCTACTTTTATAATTCCATTAACCAGTTTTGCGTTCTGTGTAATATCTCTTTTAGTTTCATCAATATTTTCCTGAAGCGGTGCTGCTTGAGCAATCATGTCTGTTTGACCAATAGGAGAATCTTCATTATTTAAAATAGTTGTAAAGATATAAGGTTTTCTAGGATGATCAAAGTGATTAAATTTATATGCTTCAAGTTCCAAAGGAATCTCTGCATTTTCAAGAGCTACCAAATCACCAGATTCAACTAATTCAGCATATCTATCTCGCGCTCCCACTCTTTCACTTTGATCATTCCTTGCGTTAGTTAAAATATTTCTTCGCTCCTCACCCTCTGCTTCTTGAAGTTGATCCGCTTCATCTTGTGTAATTAAAATTCCATCCCAATCCCAATATGGATTTCGGATCTTTCCAAGAATAATATTATCCATTTTGAAAATTACATAATCCCAACACCACGCTTCAAAATATTTTACTTCTTTATTATCTACTAAAACATCATCATCAGAAGTATAACCATTCGCTTTTAAAATTTCTTCTTTCTTAGATGGAAATCTTTTTAGTACAGAAGAAATATTATCTGTAATTTCTTCAATCGCAAATTCTGAATTTTCTTCACACGTAGAAGTTTTTGAAAATCTAACTTTACGCGAATCAATTGGACGAACATCAAAATCATTTATCTTTGCGTTCCAAAAAGGTTTTAATACTAACAGTCGGCTGAAATATAAATTACGCAAACCTTTTCGCATATCCTCTTTCACATTTCTCTCTGTATATTTTATCTGGAAAAATTTTTCTTGGAGAGTTGATAAAGTTTTTGATTCAGGTGTATCTCTACCACTTAGAATAATCAATTTAGGGAGGTTAGAGATAAGACTGTTAATTACAGCCTCCATATTAACAAAAACACGGTTCGCGCGAACTCTGCTTTTCTTAGCAGGAATAAGAGATAAATACTCCGGCTCATTTTTATAAATATTTGTATTGACTTTGTAAGTTTTGTCAATAACATTCCAAATAGTTTCAGATGATTTCCAGCGGTTATCAACTAAGTTGCATAATTGTTTGTCATTTAATTGGGAGATATTTTTCATACCATAAATTATAACACATAAAAAAAATACTTATGCAAGTATTTTTTCTAAAACTGTTAATAACTTTTAATTTTGTTCTTGCCAGTCATTATTTTGTGCAAGTATTTCTCCGAGATCACCCATAACATTATCATTACCAATTAAAATTTTAGAGTCAGTACCACGCAAAGCTTCCGGCATATACTTACCAACACCAAAATCTCCAAGTGTTGCTAAATAATAATACAAAGTAGCAAAAACATAATGATCTTCACCAGTGGTAGAGTCCCACTGATAACTCTCAATACCTTTATTATCTACAATCTTCACACGTCTAAGCGTTTCCCAATGTTTTAGGTAGTTTTTTATCTCCGAGTCAGAAGATAAACCAAATAATATCTTTGCATTAAGAATTTCGTCAATTAATTGGTCCAAAATACGGTTACGGTTGCTATAAACAACACCCTCACGATCATTCTCTCCCCACCAGACTATAGTTTTAGGGTTATTTTTGTTTTCTTGGAAGAAACTCATAAGCGCATTACGGTAATTCTCTACGTAATACTTACTCATTGTGTTGTCCGGCATAGCATCAATAACTAATTTAGGCTTATACTGCTTCATTATCTCATCCAAATCAGTCCATTTAGAAAATCTCCCTATTTTTGTTGGTCCCTTTTCACTACCAAGGACATAGTGTTTAATATTCCCAACATCCACTCCTAAAAACCATTTACCAGTTTCTAAATTCTTAGGTGTCCAATTATCAAGGATTGTAGATCTACCTACTCTAATATCGCCAGGACTATAAGGTTCTCCCAAAACGAAGTTATAAAAATATTCTTGATCTCCCTCGGAATCCTTAATTATTTCCTCTGCTGTAACCCACGGAGCCATCATCAAAGAGATATGATAACCAGAAACTTCTTTCCCTGGATTTTGCGCTACCCATCTACCCATACGCCTATCTGCCTTATAAAGCTTAGTCTTACACTCCTTACATTGAAATTCTCTCGTTTCAAAATTTATATTTTCAGGAAAAGTAAGAAATTGCTCCTCCTTACATTCAGGATTATGACATTTAATCATCCATTCCTTTTTATCAGACCGCTGCCACGCAATATCAATAGCATCTTTCTCGGTGGTAGGGTTAGAAAATAACCACCGCCCTTTATACTTACTAGCTTTAGTACGTGACTTCATAGTATCAATCACAGACTGATCAGAGCGTGATGCCTCATCATGTATCAACAAATCCGCTGTGGTCATAATCGCAGCAGTCTTTGAAACAGTACCCTTGAAGAACATAAAGCGCCCATTAAGCTCTTTACGCTCAATGTTATCAGTGTTCATTCCTTGAAATACCTGTGGGTTAGCCTGCAATATCTTATTTGTTTTAGATGAAACGAACTCACTAACATCAGAGTCAGTGGGGAAAGTGTATAGAATATTCCACCCAAATTTAATCACCGCAAAAAGCGATTTAATATTAAATGTCACAGAACCACCAATCTGCGCGCACTTCTTAATCACAATCTCCTGATTCCAATCAGTAAGGATGTCTAAAAGGAACATACGATCAGTAAAATCAAGCAGATCTCCTTTCTCGGAAACAACTTGATTCTCAAATATCCACGCCATAATGGACAGATCTTCAGGTTTGATGTCTGGTTTTTTGTTGGTCATTGATTAATATTTTCTCTATTATCACTTCATTAACTCCGCCCACTGCTTAGGATATACCTCCTTAAACCGTGGATCATTAGGTGTCAAAAGATCGTCCGCCATCTTATATCTTTGCTCTTGTACCATCAAAGACAAATTATAGTATGGATCCTCCTCCTTATCAGTAATATACCTCATAATAATATGCCCTTTAGGACAAATCCCCTCCAGCCACGCGGTAGGTAATAGCTTACGTGATGTACAAACTCGTCTAAATCCCACACCAGAACAATCCCTCTTACATTTCTGGCACCAAAAATCGGTTATAATAACACGTGGCGCGGAGAATATCACTTCCGCTCGTTCACGTAAAGGACGTTCACGCTCCATCCTGTCTGCACGCTTTTTCGTAAGCATTTCATATCGTTTCTGAAGCTTTTTAATTAGCTTTTTTTCTATCATAAAGCTTAATCATATCTTCATTAACAACGATTAACTGCTTACCCTCAACAACTACATTAGCTATACCAAATGGCGCAAATACCACAGTATCGCCCTTTTTAATAGCTTTCACTTCTGGTCCTCCAGCTAATACTTCAGCGGTAAACATATCAGTTGCTTTTTTCTCCTCTCCTTTTTTAACTATTTCTGGCAATATCTGCACCAGAAGATCATTTTGTGTTGGTTTTAACATATTTCTTTTTTATATTCTTCTGTAAAGATTTTCACAGATTTTTAATTTTTTTATAAAACCCTCCCCAACCTCGGTCAACCTGCTTAATATAATCCTCACGCTCATCTTCCGTCATATCACCAAGAAATACCGCTTTACCGTCACCAAGAGGCTCCAATTCCTTTGCGCGCTCAATATTAAGATCAATCCTCTCTCTCAACTTCAGTAAATCTTTCAGTGACATCTCCGCTTTCAGCGGTTCTATCGGCTTCTTGCTGAATATCTTTTTTATTTTTTTTGTTAATTTCATATATTAACGATTGTTTAATTCCATCCTCAAATGCTGCCATTTGCTTACGAACTTCCGGCTTATAAAATAAGTTATACATAACCGTGCTTGGTGGTGCTACTTCCTCGCTACGGAATTTACCATCAAGACGATATTTAAGTTCCAACCCCTTGGTTACCGCAGCAGTATTTGGTCCAGCATCCACCTCCTCAATAATACGATTACCAGCACCGTCTAGTACTGGAATTCCCTCCTTATCCACCTTTGTCTGCTTCTTATAATCACGCTTGTCCAAAATTTCAGCGTGGCGTAGCGCAATATGCTCATCAGGCATATATTCCTGCATAAGTGTCTGCCACGATTTACTCTTTGTAATCACATTCACACGCTTCGCTACACTCTCCGAATAAATACCTGTCTTACGGATAGCTTTACCCATATTCCTAAAACCTTGCCGTTTATACTCCTCAAAAATAATTCTATGTGACGGTAATATTTTTACTTGACGTTGTCTAGCTTTAGCAGGGAAGTTCTTAGTGGCAGTGCCAACAGTACCCTCCTTAACTTTAGGGATAAGATCTTCCGCCACAGTACTAACAACAATATCAGTATTATTTTTTAGGTTCTTCTTTAACATCTTTCTTAGGTAACACAACAACTCTTGACTTTATAAGACCTGTTGAGTCAATAAATGACTCTGAAGCAAGGATAAAGCCATATTCCTTGTTTAGCACTCCCAACTTAGCATTGTACTTGTCCAAATCTTCCTGTTTAATTGGTTCCATAATAATTATATAAGAATTTTATTTTTTCCGAAAAATAAAATTCAAAATTTTTTTTACGACTTTTGATAATAGACGACCTACAAATCTTCCTGTTTATTAACAATAATAAACTAATGATAGTATTTGTCAAAAAAAAGTGTGGATAAAGAGGTTGACACAGTGGGTAATATGTGGTGTAAAAAGTTAGGGATCCGCGGTGTGTGGTGAGGGGAAGTAATTATAGGTGAGCGAGACGCCTCTCTATATCCCCCACCTTGC